GATACTGTATGGACAGATCCATTAGATACTAGAAGTAATTTACCTAAGCATCACAATGATCCTGAGAACTGGGGGTATGGTAGTATCTCTAGTAAAGGCGACTCAAAAGGAAAACTTACGGCTGATAGAAGAAAGCGTATGAAAAATGATATTCGAGGAAGTTTAGGACAACACCATACTCCAACCTTACCAGAACAGATGAATGAAAGCAAAGAATTAAACGATATTATTGCATTAACAAAAATGTTAAAAGGTTAAGTTTCGTCGCAGTTAGCACCCTGTCCAAGGTGCCAAATAGACCCTTCGGGGTCTATTTTTTTCGGTAAATAAAAATATGGCAAAATCACTAGACGGCGTCTTAACCAAAAAAGCGCATAAAACAGAAAAGTTCACTGAGGAGCAAGTAGCTAGCCTCATGGCATGTGCTGACCCTGACAAAGGGTATTTGCATTTTGCTAAAAACTTTTTCCACATTCAGCATCCTGTTAAAGGTAAAGTTAAATTTGAACCTTATGAATATCAGGAAAGACTATTAAGTGCGTATCACGATTATCGATTTAACATTAATATGTTACCGCGTCAAAGTGGTAAGACTACTTGTGCAAGTTCCTACTTGCTGTGGTATGCAATGTTTCACCCAGATCAAACAATTCTAGTTGCCGCGCACAAGTTTACAGGCGCACAAGAAATTATGCAACGTATTCGTTATGGATACGAACTTTGCGAAGATTATATTCGATGCGGTGTTGTTAGTTATAACAAGGGTAGTATAGAATTTGATAACGGATCACGTATTGTAAGTCAAACAACTACAGGCACAACGGGTCGTGGTATGTCTATATCATTACTATACTGTGACGAGTTTGCATTCGTGCAACCTAACATTGCTACAGAATTCTGGACCTCAATTTCACCAACACTAGCAACTGGTGGTCGTGCAATTATTACATCAACACCGAACAGTGACGAAGATGAGTTTGCTACGATTTGGAAAGAGTCACAAGATAAATTTGATGAGCACGGCAATACTAAAGATGACGGTTTAGGACGTAATGGGTTCCATGGATTCCGTGCCGAATGGTACGAACACCCAGATCGTGATGAGCAGTGGAAACAAACTGAAATGGGACGTATTGGCGAAGAACGTTTCCGTCGTGAATATGGTTGCGAGTTCTTGGTATTTGATGAAACGTTGATTAGTTCGTTGAAACTTATCGACATGTTAGGTAGAGAACCACAATTTAAGATGGGGCAAGTTCGTTGGTATAAAAAACCAGAAGTTGGAAAAGTTTATCTAGTAGCACTAGATCCAAGTTTAGGAACAGGCGGAGATTACGGCGCAATTGAAGTATTTGAAATGCCTGAAATGATACAAATTGCAGAGTGGCAACATAACATTACTCCTATTCAACAACAGGTTAAAATATTAAGAGATATATTAAAATATGTGTCAGAAGAGATAGGCGAAGAAAATTATAATAGTATCTATTGGAGCGTGGAAAACAATACCGTGGGTGAAAGTGCCCTAGTTGTTATAGACAATTTAGGAGAAGAAACCTTCCCAGGATTATTCTTAAGTGAACCCATGCGTAAAGGGCACGTTAAGAAATTCCGCAAAGGATTTAATACTACATTCGGCAACAAAATTAGTACTTGTGCTAAAGTTAAGTATCTTATTGAAGAAGATAAATGTGTATTAAATAGCAAGAGTTTAATCAGCGAACTCAAGACATTTATTGCAAAAGGTACAACTTTTGCGGCAAAAGAAGGGCAACATGACGATTTAGTAGCGGCTTTGCTACTAGTTGTACGCATGAGCTTGCTACTAGCAGAATGGGATCCAACAGTATTCGATAGGCTAAAAGTACATAGTGACTGGGCTGAAGACGAAAACTTTGAACTACCTCTGCCTATTTTTATATCTACTGGAATGTGATAAATATCGTATGGACACAAATTTGAATAAAATAGCCAAGGACCTGTATGGAAAGATAGAAACTCGCTTTCCTGACATCAAAATTGGCGATGAAAATGCCGAAGTTTTAAGTAGAAAAGCAGACATTCCACGAGCACGATTCTTCGAGTTCGAGTATGAACACGATGGTGTTAAACTTGGTAATGTTGCAATTACGTTGGATTCTGATGATGGAGTAGTAGTACAAATTAGCGGAAGTTTAGCAGAAAAAAAACACCCAGGCGTTTTCAAATTTATTCGTGGATTAAGATCATTTGCTAAGGACAGACTATTAAATTTTGATATTCAAAACATTAACAAAGATCAATTAGATAAAAGAGACTACGAGTTTCAATCGAAGCCTAAGGAAGAATTCACCATGATGGAAAGTAAAATGTATGGTACTGCTAAGATCAGTTACCAGGATCTAGGAGAAGCTAGACTTGTTATTAAACACAGTCAGCCTGTTAACTTAGATCTAGCCGCAGGACGTACAATGCACATTGAAGGCATCTATGTAGAAAATGCACAAGGTGAACGTTTTAAATATCCATACAAACATCTTAACGGTGCTCGTGCTTTAGCAGAACACATTAAGGCCGGTGGTAATCCTTACGATAATATTGGTAAACATATCACAAGTCTAAGTGAAGAACTAGCACAGTTACGTAAATTTAAAAGCTATGTTAGCCGTAATGAAACTTTATCAGAAGCAATGGGCGGCATTACCGATGTAGTGTTTAATCGTATTGATTCTATTAAAAAAGAAATTCACAACCTACAACGTCCATCATACTATCAAGCATTTGCAGAATCATTTGAAACACGTGAAGAGCAAATGATTCCAGAAGAAATCATGAGTGATTTTATTGATCGCTTGACTATTCGTACATTTAATGAAGAATTAAAAACAGCATTTCCTTTTATCTTTCGTTTGATTGATGAAAGCGATATTCCAGTTCGCGAGCTAACAGCAGATGATTTATTAGACGAAGCAGGAAATCCTGCACAAGCGGCAATTGCAATTTCTAAAAAAGAATCAGGCAAATACAATAAAGAAGGTAAACGAATCAAAGAATCTCCAGAAGATCAATTTGAATCATTTATGAATCAACTTGTTGCCGAAGACGAAACAGATCAACAAGGTGTAAACACTTTGTTTAGTAGTATTCCAGAAGTAAGAGCACAAGCAGTTAAAAATTTAAAAGACAAAATTAGTCAAGGTTTAAAACCAGGAACTGATGGAGTTAATGCCGCGCTAACTTTAAAAGGTATTATTGACAGTGACAAGTTTACTGAAAATTATCTAAAAGGTATGTCGGATAACGATAACATTGTTACTGTATTGAAACAATTTATTAAAGATGTTGCAAACAATGATCCTAAAGCCGCTACATCAGGAAAAAATCCTGGAGCACAAGATGCGGCTAAAGAATTATTAGCAAGTGGCGAATTAGATAACATGAGCGCAGAAGTAACACCTGATATAGGTTCAGAAGCTCCACCAGAAGCTCCTCCTGCACAGGAACCTAGCGCAGAAACACCTCCACCAAGTCCAGAAGCTCCTCCAGCGCCAGGGGGCGAAGTACCTCCTGAATTAGGTGCAGGTGCTCCTCCTGCTCCTGAAGCTCCTCCTGCTCCTGTTGCAGAAAGTGCTGGTAGAAATCTTGCAAAAATAAAAGCAAAAATTATTAAAGCTCGTGAATGCGGTGCTGATCTAAGTACAAAAATGGATTTTGGTCACAGAGCTATGACACTTCACGATGCAATCAAAGAATGTGGGATGACTCCAATGGAATGTGGATTTGAAGAATCTGAATTTACACACAACATCGGAATGGCACACAAGCCAAGTAAATCACACGGTGAACAAGAAATTGAAAGTAGTATTAGCGGATTTTGGAATCCAGATGCACACATGACTGAAGGCAATTTTACAATTGGTGCTACTCGTGTAATTTCAAAGATTTTAAAAAGTTATAAAAACGGTGAATACCAACACGCTACTCCACATGATGTAAAGAAAGTTATTTCTAAAGTCAAGCAAATGGATCCACAAAGTAGTGTCAAAGGTGTAACACATAAACCAAATGCTCATCCAGCAGACATGCCAAGTTCTGTAGCAGAGGAGCTATCAAGAATTAGAAAATTGTCAGGTGTTTAATATGAAAAAAATTACAGAATCAGAATTAAAGAGTCTTGCAAGAAGATTGCGTGAGTATACTGCGGTAACCGAAGATGAAACGGTTCCGCCAGAACAATTATTAAAGCAGTACGATGATGCAATTAGTGCTATGAAATCCATGCTTAAAGATAATCCAGCTGTACAAGTATCTATTAATGACTTGCAACAAAAACGCGAGGCACTAATTAAAGCTAACCCTAGTCTTGCTCCACAAACGAATAACAACGAACCTCCTGCTAAAAAATCTTGGAATGCAAACACACTTGGTTTAGGTATGGGTATGCAAGGCAAACCAGATCTTAAAGTACAACAACTACAACAAATGCTTCACATCGAACCAGCAGATGGTCGATTTGGTCCAGCAACACAAAAAGCAGTTATTGCAAAACAAAATGAATTGATTCAAAGAGGCGCAAAGATTAAAGCAGACGGAGCATGGGGTCCACGCTCTATGCAAGCTCTAACAGATTTTCCAGATCTTACACCTGTAGAACCGTCTCAGGACAACAATAAATCTCAACCAGTAGTTAATGTTGAAGTTCCTACCGGTGATACATCTGGCACCGCAGGCACAGATAATGTTAAACCAACTCCAGCACCAGCCCAGCAACCTGTTGAAAAACCAGATTATACCAAAACTGGTTTGACTACTTCCGATGGACGTCCTGTTACCAGCTCTGATGGTAGCCAAGTAAAAACAGGAGCTCAAAGAGAGTCAGTTGGATACGACGAGATAAATCGAATTGTAAGTTTGGTACACTACAGATAATCGAGTAAAATACTCACATTTCAAGCAAGATTTCTCTTGCAGAACTAAATAAAAGTGCGTACAATAACATGTATGCACTTTTTGTTTTATCGGGTGATAAAACAACTATAGGCAAATAAAAAGCACACAAAGGCTAACAATAGGAGAATATTATGGCAACTTTGGCAGAAATTAGAGCAAAATTAAAATCGTCTGAACAAAAAGGTTCAGGAGAACGTACAGGCGGAGATAAATCAATTTATCCGTTCTGGAACTTAAAAGAAGGCGGAGAATCTACACTTAGATTTTTACCAGATGGTAACTCCGACAACACCTTTTTCTGGGTTGAGAGAGCAATGATCAAATTGCCTTTCTCAGGCATCAAAGGTGAATCAGAAAGCAAAAACATCACAGTACAAGTACCATGCGTTGAAATGTATGGCGACACTTGCCCAATCTTGGCAGAAGTACGTGGATGGTTCAAAGACCCTTCATTAGAAGACATGGGTCGTAAATACTGGAAAAAGCGTAGTTACATTTTCCAAGGTTTCGTTGTTGAAGACGGACTTGGTGAAAAAGCAGAAGAACAACCAGAAAATCCAATCCGCCGTTTCATTATCGGTCCACAGATTTTCCAATCAATTCGTGCGGCACTTGTTGACCCAGAGTTGGAAGATTTGCCAACTGATTATGTACACGGTTTAGATTACCGTATGAAGAAAACATCAAAAGGTGGTTATGCTGACTACTCAACATCAAGTTGGGCACGTCGCGAGCGTCCACTAAGCGATGTTGAACAAGCGGCAATCGCTCAACATAGCTTGTTTAACTTAACAGACTTCTTGCCTAAGAAGCCAGGTGAAGTTGAATTGAAAGTTATGAAGGAAATGTTTGAAGCGTCAGTTGACGGCGAACCATATGACATGGAACGTTGGGGTCAATACTTCAAGCCAGCAGGTATGAGCCAAAACACTGGCGATCCTGTTAAGTCAACTCCTAAAGCAAGTGCTCCAGCGGCAAGCGATGACTATGATGACGAACCAGCACCAGTAGCTAAGTCTACTCCTGCTCCAGCACCAAAAGCTGAAGCAAGTGCAGGCGGTGATTCACGTGCTCAAGACATCTTGGCAATGATTCGCAATCGTCAGAAGTAAGCATACGGGTAAGGGACTTCGGTCCCTTACAATCATTTAGGAGAAACACATATGGCTACAAAAGCCTTCGATTTATCAAAATTTAGAAAGACCTTGACCAAAAGTATCGATGGTCTTGGAGTAGGATTTAATGATCCTACAGATTGGGTTAGTACAGGCAATTATACGCTTAACTACCTAATCAGCGGAGACTTTAACAAAGGTGTTCCGTTAGGCAAAGTAACTGTATTTGCCGGAGAATCTGGTGCTGGTAAGAGTTTTATCTGCTCAGGAAATTTAATTCGTAACGCACAACAACAAGGCATTTATGTTATCTTAATTGATAGCGAAAACGCACTTGATGAAAAGTGGTTACACGATTTAGGTGTTGATACAGCCGAAGATAAATTGCTTAAACTTAACATGGCAATGATCGACGATGTGGCAAAAACCATTCACGAGTTCATGAAAGAATACAAGGAAATGACTGACCGTCCGAAGGTCCTCTTTGTCATAGACAGCCTTGGTATGCTTTTAACACCTACTGATATTAATCAGTTTGAAGCGGGTGATTTGAAAGGTGATATGGGTCGTAAACCTAAGGCATTGACAGCACTTGTTCGTAACTGTGTAAACATGTTTGGTAACTATAACGTAGGTATGGTTTGTACAAATCACACATACGCAAGCCAGGATATGTTCGATCCAGACGACAAGATTTCAGGTGGACAAGGCTTTGTCTACGCAAGTTCTATCGTAGTTGCTATGAAGAAATTGAAGTTGAAAGAAGACGAAGATGGTAACAAGGTTTCAGAAGTAAACGGTATCCGTGCCGCTTGCAAAATTATGAAAACTCGTTATGCTAAACCTTTCGAAACTGTACAAATTAAGATTCCATATGAAACAGGTATGAATCCTTATAGCGGTATGGTTGATATGCTTGAGAAGCAAGGCTTGTTAAAACAAGAAGGCAACAGGCTCAAGTGGGTTGATCCAGAGACAGGTGAGGAATTCAAATTCTACCGAAAAGAATGGAAAGATGATAAATTAGATATGATTATGGCAAAATACCATATCAAAACTGAAACAACAACTACCATTCCTGAGGAGACAGACGAGAATGTTGACTGAAACACAAATTAGTGATATCTGGGTATTCTTTACAGAATATATTGACAAGAAGCAATTAGAAACAGCGGCTGAACGCTATGTAGACCTACTAGCAGATTTCGGTGTTCCTGATAGAGTTATGCAATCAGTCACAGGTGTCGATACAATCTTAGATAATGCTATCGAGTACTATCTTGATGAAGTTGACGAAGACGAAGATGGCGAAGACTACGACGAATTGGAGTTTTAATGGGGTGGTATTCTAAAGTTTCGAAAGATATTAGTAATATACCAGATGCGGCTGAATATTTTGAAGCCGAACTGTTAGAAGCTAAAAAAGAATGTAATATTAGTGGAAATGTTGAACGTGCCGCGGCGGCAATGCCAGGTGTTGTTGAACAAAGATTCGCTCAGTTGCAGGAAATTGAAGCTATCTTAGAATACCTTAACATCGAACTTCGTCGTTTGAAGAGTAGTCACTTTCGTAAGTACTTAGAAAACTATCAACGTGCTCTAAGCAGTCGAGATTGTGAAAAATTTGTCGAAGGTGAGGCAGATGTAGTTGACTTTGAAAAAATTATCAACGAATTTGCCTTACTACGCAACAAGTGGTTAGGTATTACTAAAGCACTTGACCAAAAACAGTGGCAAATTACAAATATTGTAAAATTACGTGTCGCTGGAATGGAAGATGCAAGTATATAACTAATTTGTCCAAAATTATGACCATAGGCCTTAAATAATATTGAGGCCTATTTTTTCTAAGAGGTTGACCTTTGAAAAAAGTAAGCGTATACTAACTAATATGCACGTAGATACACTATTAACAAAAATTATTGACGAACCTGAGTCATATTCTAAAACAGTTTTACCTAAAAAGGATTACGGAACATTGTTGAGTTTATATTCTTCAATTTCCAGTCCTACTTATATAACTGAAAACCAAGGTCGTCTAATTTTACGAATTCTTGAAGAAAATTCTAAAAAATTATCGAAATTTTCTGAAGAAATTTCTCATGTAATTTCCAATCCTATATGGTCAAGAACGTTCCGGCAAGTGGAACAGGTGAGAAAAATGTATATAACACCTAACCCCGATGACTGTGCAACTATAACCATAGAATTCACATTTTCTTCACAAATTCGCAAAGTTTTGCAAGACACATCTCGACTATGCGAAAACTTAGATATGACATCTAATGGTAAAAAATACGTTGCAGACCTTACGGAACGAAATATTATCACACTAGTCGATGCACTGAAACCTTTTAAGTTTGAAATTGACGAAACACTGAAAAATCACTATGAAACCATAAAATCTTGGTCATTACAAGAAGTATGTGACCAATTTTTAATCGGCAACATGACCAGTACAAACTTCCAAAAACACATTACAGCCGACTTAGGAATAGAAACTGCCATTGATCAAAACATTATCATTGACCGCAGTATGCGCTACCAGTATCGACCAGAAATTTCCAAAAAAATCGGTGAAAATTTGACCGAAGTGATTGCTAACCGAGAAAAAACTCGAGTTTGGATCGACAAAAAAGACCACAAAATTTCAGAAATTATTGCAAGTTTAATCAGTTTAAAACGCACTCCTATACTGGTTGTATTCGATTCTCTTGCCAATGAAAAATATTTAGAAAATCTTGAAATTTTGTCAGATGCCCTTGAAGAAAATGGAATTTTTGACAAAATTGGAGTTTACTTTAGACTGACAAATGACGAAGTTGGAAAGAAATTTAACAAAATTATTTCAGAAAAACATTATAATAGTGTGTTAGATCAGTCGCTACAAGTGGCCGCAGTACAGAGTGGAAAATTACCGAAATTTTTCCTGAAAAATCCATGGCGTCCTATGAGTGTTATTGCGCTAGACACAAAAATGGGGTTACGTCACGGTAAAACTTCCGTGTATGCCAACTGCTGTGATTGCATAGTTGAGTGGGCAGACCAGCCAACTATGTTTGAAAAAAGGATAGTTAACACATGGCAGTAAAATTAGTAATTCGAGACGAAGTTAACATTAAATTCGAAGGCTTGCAATTAGAAGCTCGCAAAAAATTGGCTAATACTTTTAAGTATGAAGATCCAACTGCACGTTATCGTCCAGCTTATAAATTAGGTCGTTGGGACGGTAAAGTGTCAATGTTTGGGCTTGGCGGCAATGGTTATTTGAGTCAGCTAGAAAAGTGTCTTGGCATACTTGCAGACATGGATATTGACATTGATGAATTAGAAGATTTGCGTACAACTAGCAAAATTGAATTCACTCCTGTGACTGCAAATTACTGGGCAGACCAAGGAAAAGTATGGCCTGAAGGACATAGATTTGCTGGACAACCTATTGTGTTACGTGATGATCAAACGGAAGTAGTCAATAGATTTTTCACTAACACTCAAGCATTGCAGGAAGTTGCAACCGGGGCTGGTAAGACTATTATGACAGCGACACTAGCGCATTGTGCTGAAAAATATGGTCGCACAATTACTATTGTTCCTAACAAAGACTTAGTTACCCAGACAGAAGAAGATTTTATTAACGTTGAATTAGATGTTGGCGTTTATTATGGTGATCGTAAAGATTTAGGTAAGACACATACTATATGTACTTGGCAATCGCTTAACATATTAGATAAAAAATCCAAGAACTGGGATGCAGAATTAGCTTACACCCTGGCAGAATTCCTTGACGGAGTTAAGACTGTTATTGTTGATGAAGTACACATGGCTAAGGCAGAAGTTCTTAAGAATTTACTCACACAAAACTTGTGTAACGCACCTATTCGTTGGGGATTAACTGGTACAGTCCCTAAAGATGCGTTTGAAGCTGAACCTATTTTTGCATCAATAGGTCCTGTAGTCGGTGGAATTAAGGCACATGAATTACAAGAGATGGGTGTGCTTAGTAACTTACATGTAAACATCTTACAACTAATAGATTTACCAGAATTTAAAACATATCAAGAAGAATTAAAGTATCTTGTCACTAACAAAGACAGGATGACATATTTTAGTAAACTAGTTCAAGGCTTAGCAGAAACAGGCAATACACTAATTCTAGTCAATAGGATCGATACAGGCAAATTATTAACAGAAATGATAGAAGGCGCTGTTTTTATTTCAGGCGAAGTAAAAGGCACGAAACGCAAAGAGGAATACAAAGAACATGCAACAAATGATAACAAGATTACTGTGGCGACTTTTGGTGTGGCCGCTGTGGGTATTAATATCCCCCGTATTTTTAATCTGGTTCTTCTTGAGCCCGGAAAGAGCTTTGTTAGGGTTATACAAAGCATTGGGCGAGGCATTAGAAAAGCGGAAGACAAAGACTTTGTACAAATCTGGGACGTTACGTCGACCTGTAAATTTGCCAAGCGTCACCTCACGACGAGGAAGAAATTTTACAAGGATGCCAAATATCCGTTCACGATTGAAAAGATAGATTGGCAAAAATAAGGAATTATGCAGATATTAACATTAGACAACGAGATGTTCTCATTGAACAACTTACCAGAGGAAGTAGACGAAAATACAAGATTCGCAGTATTAGATAACAGTTCGCCAGACGATCCGGATTTCTTATTCATGCCTTTAATATTCCTGGAAAGTTTTAACGCTCCAGCTATGGTCTTAAGAATCGGCAATGATGAAATTGCAATGCCAATAGATTGGTCAATTGCTGTGGGTGATAGTCAAAGCGGATGTGACATTGAAATTTTACCGTTAACTAGTTTAAATGACAGAGGTTTTGAAGCATTGTGTTTCAATCCACTAAGCTCGTTTAGGGTAGAGTTTAAAAAGATTGAAATTGTAAATTTTTACAATGATGTTAAATGGTATTTTCCTAAAATGAAAAATAGTCAATTATTAGCGACTCCATTACAACAAGGAAATAAACCAGACTGTGTATATTTTGTCAAAGAAATCAGTAGACAAAATGAAATTATTCAATTGGATAAAATATTATGACATTACAAGTAGCATATTTTCAACCCGTAATTATGGCAATGGATACAGTACCGCCAGTAGAATTTAGCAAAATCTATGCCCTTGCTGAAGAGCTACATCGCCATCCGGAATTGAATGATAGTGGTAATCCTATGCTTAGTATTCGAGGCGGTCAGCAGATACATGTATACCCTAATGATTTAAATTTAGATGTTACATGGCTTAAAAATTGGTTAGAAAGTATCTGTCAAGGTTACATGGAACTAGTGACACAACAATCAGGCCATCAAGAGTTAAAGATGTGTAAACCAGTTATCGGAAGTATCTGGACCATTAGACAAGAGTCAGGCGATTATCAAGAAATTCATACACATCCAAATGCTCATCTAAGCGGGAATATCTATATCAGTGCTCCGGAATTAGACGACGAAACTAAAAATCCAACGGACAGTCAAGTTGTTTTCCAACTGCCTCAGAACAGAGATTTAACAAAATTTATCATGCAGGATACATGGAAATATACTCCTACTCCTGGAACTGTAATTTTATTTCCAAGTTATATTCCACATACAGTTTATCCTTGGAAGGGTGTTGGATCACGGTTAGTTATGGCATTTGATGCAAAATTATTCCCTAAAGACGAACAAGTATGAAATTAATTCCGCTCGGTATTCAAATTTATCAAAGCAAGATTTCTCAAGAATTTTACGATTTCTTGCTGAATGAATATGAAAATAATTTAGAGTCTTACGAACAATTACATCAGAATGAAAACTTCTGGGATGGTGCAGATTTTTCATTTTTAAAGGAAGAACACAAGGATTATATTGAAAAAAACATCCAGGTACATGTAACAGAATACATTGGAAATAACATTTTAAAGTTGAAAAAACAATGGATTAATGTACAAGCACATGATGGATTTTTGCCTTTACATAATCATTTTGGAACTTTATCTTATGTAATCTATTTAAAAACTCCTAAGTATCGAGCTAACTATTTGAACAAAAGACGTCAACAAATTGACTATACGGAAGGTTCCATACAATTTACATACGGGCATACAAATAGTTTATTTCCAGCACATGCACTTGTGCAACCAGAAGAAAAAATGATTTTAATTTTTCCTGCTGAGATAATGCATTACGTCTATCCATTCAGGGATCGCGAAAGTAAGCGGGTGTCAGTTAGCGGAAATTTGCATAAGGATACATGAAATGGGCAGTCTTAAACCAGGTGCAACTTATATTTACGAACGTGACGGCAACACTACCTATGCTAGAGAATTTGGAGCAGACCCAAGTACTCGGAAAGCTGTTGGTTGGGATTATGATCCTGAAGAATCGAAACGATTTGATGTGCGGACTGGCGGTCAAAAAGAATTAGATGACCACAATGAATGGATTAGAATACGATTAGCAGGAAAGGACAATCCCGCCTTGCAAAAAGCCATAGATCGTGTTAAAATGTTATACAAACTAAGCCAAGAAAAATATGAGTGATAAAATCGAACTTAAAGAAAAAATAGCATTTGTTGACCTAAATGCAAAGTCTGTTTGGGATGAAATGACTCCTGAACAACAAAAAAGTCTTAAGAGCGAGTTATACATTCTTAACCGTTATATCAGTAGTGTAAAAAGTAATAAACGTGAAATCCAAGAACACTTTATATTAACCGTTAATGAGTATTTTAACAAGAACTGGAATGTTTTACAAAAACATCCTAAGCTACTTTGGCAGTTATTGTGTATGTGTAGTTATGATGGTACTACACAATTCTATCATGAATGGATTGGTTTTAAAAAGAAAGCGGGTGGCAGTAAAAAGGCAAAATTCCTAGAAGAATTAATGCCTAATGCTAAACGTGATGAAATAGAAATGTTGGCAGTTATGTCAACAGATAAAGAAATTAAAGACCTTGCACGTCAACACGGCATGGATGAAGCAACGATTGCTAAAAAATTAAAATGATGGCTTTAGCTAACCAACCATTCGTATGTCAATATTGTAACAAAGGGTTTATGCAGGAAAAAACCCTGTTTGTGCATGTTTGCGAACAAAAACGCAGAGCACTTGCACGTACAGAAAGACATGTAGTATTAGGCTACGATACCTTTAATAGGTTTTATCAAACAACTCAAAACAATAAAGGTAGTAAGACTTATGATGAGTTTGCAAAAAGTCCTTACTATAATGCTTTTGTTAAATTTGGTAGTTTTGTCAGTAATGTTAACCCCTTATACCCAGAGAGATTCATCGATTATGTTGTCACTAGTGGAGTGAAGTTAGACCATTGGTGTAGAGAAGAATTATATGAACAGTATGTATTCGATTTGATTAAACGAGAATCTGTCGAGACAGCTCTCGAGCGTAGCATCATACACATGCAAGAGTGGGGAGAAGCAAATAATGCGGCTTGGAACCATTATTTCAATTATGTTAGTCTAAGTCGTGCATGTTATGATATTAAAGATGGAAAAATTAGTCCGTGGTTAGTTTTAAATAGTACAAGCGGAAAAACTATGCTACAAAAGTTTAGCGATGAACAGTTGGCACATATACAAAATATCATTGATCCGCCATTCTGGGTAAGTAAATTTAAAAAATTACCAGCAGATGTTGAACTAGTTAAACAAGTAGTAAAGGAGTCAGGAATATGAATTCTCCAGTAACATGGTTATTGCAAGATGGAACGATTGTCGAAGAAATACCCGAACAAAATCGTTGTGCAGACATCTGGCGACTAGTTAACCCTGTTACTAAGGAACCATACAATCCTACTAAAGATGAACCTAAAGAATGGATACATACGGATTATTAAATGCCAGATATTGATATAGATTTTGCAGATAGAACAAAGGCTTTAGATTTATTAAAGCATATTGACGCACGTATTGACAGTACTAAAAAGCATAACACCGGTGTTTATTGCACTGGTGTTCCGTACAATCCTATTGATAGAATTTCTACGTTAGATTATAAAACGGCAGAAGAAAGAGGATATTTTAAGCTCGATTTTTTAAACGTTTCGGTGTACGAAGGCGTTAATAGTATACAGCATCTAAAAAAATTGCTGAATATGGAACCTATATGGAATCTACTTCTAGAAGACGAATTTACGAACAATCTTTTTCACGTGAATGGGCACGGGCACGTATTGAGGAAGATGAAGCCAACAAGTATCGAACAGCTCGCGGCATGTCTCGCAATCATAAGACCAGCAAAGAAACATTTATTAGGGAAGGATTGGGACGAGGTGTTCAAAGAAGTCTGGACGAAACCAACGACTGACGAGTATTATTTTAAGAAGGCACACGCCATTGCCTATGCACATGTTATCGTTGTGCAGATGAATTTAATTTGTGAAAATTTAACGAGTCTTGCGGACTAACTGTACACTCTTGCGTTTCACACGTTTCATAGTAAGATTCATTAAATTTACTACAGGACCAAGTAATACTCGCACATCTTTACTATTGAAAGTTTTTATACAATAGTTAAAAGGCTGTATTTGATCTCTACAGAAAATATTAATAGGGAATTGTCGATTCGATTCCCACCACCATGTTTCTCCTATTTCTAAGAAATTCGTCTTTTCCTCAGGAGTTTTAATAGCATTAAGATCGTAGAAGCTAGTTACAAACTGGTCCTGATTGATAATGATGCCCACGTATTCATTTTCGCCGTAGTTTAGTACGCTAATGAAGGGTAAATTTTGTTCTATGTTGTCTCTTAATTTTGCCATAAATACATTAAAGGTTCTGCCAAATGCAAAAAATCCAAAGTTATTTATATCCTAATAGAACAATACTATTAGCCGATTTGGCAGGATTCACTGTGGAGAACCGTGTCGTGTACGCAAGAACAATAAAAATTTACAATGGGGTCGACAACGTCCTTGAATTTGACATTCAAAATGTCGATCAAAAGCGTCTCGACTTAACAACAGCTCTGCATAATATTGTAGTTAATATTATGGATCAAGGCGGCAAAGCATTGCCTAATAGCCCTTATAACATGAATTTGCAAAGTGTAGCTAGTGCAACTAATGCCACAGTTGTTGCTACTAACGGAAAAAGTTCTAGTACAACTATTACAATTCCAACAGCAAATATCACTGGAACATTTTCAATAAACTACCAGGTAACTGGAACAAACATTATTGGCCCAGTATTTGTCAGCGGAGTTGCTAGCGATATCGATAGTGCAACTACAACATTAACTGTAACATTTCAAAATCAAACAGTTGCCAATGCTACTGGCTTGTCAATTAGCAATATTGTTAAAGGTTTAGGAAATATTGTAATTCCTCAAGAAGATCTTTCAGACTTAGCAGATCAGTATTTGACTTATAGCGTTACAGGTATTGATCCAGCTGGCAATGAAATTATGTTATATAACGATAGCCAATTTGGTGCACCTGGTAAAATACAATTGATTGGTAATGCTACACCGACTTTCAGAGATGAAATGGTTTACGACAGTTTTGTAGGTGAAATTAACTTCATGGGTAATGTTATCAATCATACTCCTGCAATTCCTTGTAAATTTTACGAAGCTGTTCCAATCGAATATATGAACTTTGAAGTAACTCTAGTAAACTTTATCGGAACAGTTTACGTCGAAGCTACAGAAGACATGACAATTGCCGTTAGTTCATTTTTAAATGCGCCACAACTTCAAAGTTATACATTCAATACCGCTACAACTACTACTGTGACCTTTAATAATGTTCCGGTAGCAAGCACCGGTGGACAATACAACTACATGCGTATTAGTTGGCAGTATCCAGATGTTTGGCAATTTGGTAGTCAACAAAATCCAACTTTGACTTACGGTTCGATTACCAAAGTCGTAGCATTTTCATAATAAATCTGTTATAATTAGACATGAGTCTAATTGCAGATACGTTACTTTCTTACCTACCTACAAAGCGTAAACATACTCCAAGTGGTTGGATTGGATTCAATGCGGTTTGCTGTAATGACACCCGTGGACGTGGTGGATTTATTATCAACGGCGGTGATGCCGTAAGCTATCATTGTTTCAATTGCGGCTTTAAATGCAGTTGGCAACCGGGCAGACATATTAGTCAAAAAATGAATAAGTTCATGCGTGACTTAAACATGCCTGACGATATTATTAATCAAATTAGATTAGAAGCTTTAAAATTAGACGAAAACAATACTACAGAAATACGTAGTATCATTCCAAAATTTGATGTGAGAGCACTACCGATGGATAGTGAACTCATTGTCAATTTACTAGATAACCCTCCAGATAAACTTGTGCCTGTATTAGAATACATGGTCAGTAGAAACCTCTTTCCCGAAGATTTTCCTTTCTATTGGACTCCTAAAATTGGGTTTAGTAACAGACTTATCATACCTTTTTACAAAGATGGAATGATTGTAGGATATACTGCAAGAGCTATTAACAGTGAGGCAAATCCTCGCTATCTCAGTGAGCAACAACCTGGTTATGTGTTTAATTTAGATAATCAACACGACGACAGAGAATTCGTAATTGTTTGCGAAGGTCCTATCGACGCAATAAGTATTAGTGGTTGTGCGGTCATGGGTGCGGAAATTAAAGACGGACAAAACTGGTTGTTGAAGCAATTAGGCAAAGAGCTTGTTCTAGTACCAGACAAAGATCACGAAGGTCCAAAAACAGTAGAACGTGCAATTGAGTTAGGATGGAGCGTCAGCATGCCCGACTGGCCCGATGGTGTTAAGGATATCAATGACGCAGTTATTAAACTTGGAAGGCTTGCCACTTTATGGTTAATTGTATCGGCAAAAGAGTCTAACAGTTTAAAGATTCAATTAAGAGCAAAAAAGTGGTTTAAACATGATTAGTTGGGGAATTTCTGCAAATAGTCACGATGCCGCAATAGCGGTATTCTGTGATGAAAAATTAGTGTTTGCTAGTCACAGCGAACGATTTAGCGGTATAAAAAACGATAAAGATTTATGTCGTGATTTGGTTATGGCCGCAAAACAATACGGAGCTCCTGACCAAGTTTATTGGTATGAACGCCCATTTCTTAAGACTTTAAGACAATTTTATGCTGGTCAAGGTTGGAAAGGTCGAGACAATGATATTGAAATTTACATGGCTCGTTACGAGATCAATGCACCTATAACTTATGTCGACCATCATCTTAGTCATGCGGCTGGTGGATATTTTACCAGCGGATTCGATGAAGCATGTGTAGTAGTTATAGACGCTATCGGCGAGTGGGATACTGCTACAATATGGGAAGCAAAAGGTAACAAACTTAAAAAGAGATGGAGTTTACGTTACCCACATAGTATCGGATTATTCTATAGTGCCATGACTCAACGTGTAGGATTAAAGCCTAAGGAAGATGAATATATCTTAATGGGCATGGCCGCATATGGTGATCCTAGCAAGTTAAATTTTGACATGAGTCACGATTTTATAGACAATTATGGCAACTTAAAATTTTTACGTAGTTGTCATAGAGGTGTAATGGATTGGCGTCCTGACTTAACCGTTAAAGATAGTTTTGAGATTGCGGCCACCACTCAAGACATATACGAAGAATACTTCGAGCATTTATTGATAAAAGCAACAAGGCTAGTCAATAGTAAAAATTTAGTCTTAATGGGTGGTTGTGCGTTAAATTGCCTTGCTAATAGACTAACAGGAAACTATTTTGATAATACCTGGATAATGCCAAATCCAGGTGATGCTGGAAGTGCGGTAGGCGCTGTACTAGCCAAACATCCAGAATGGCGAATGTCACCTGACGAGTTTGATCCGTTCTTAGGTTATAACATGGGTTATCGTGCAACTAATGAACAAATTGTCGATTATTTAGAAATTAATAAAATATGCGGTGTTGCTCGAGGACGTGCAGAATTTGGTCCAAGAGCGTTAGGTAATAGAAGTTTATTAGCGGATCCCCGCGATATAGATATAAAGGATAAGGTAAATGCAATCAAACAACGACAAGAATTTAGACCCTTTGCTCCAGCAATACTCGAGGAGTGTGTTGATGAGTACTTTACTATGCCTCGCGGCTGGCATAATAGTAGGTATATGCAAGTCGTCGCTCATTTACGGAATCCTGAGCTTTATCCTGCTGTCGTGCATCGCGATGGAAGTTCACGTGTACAAACTGTTCCAAAAGATGGAAGCCCTTTCAGAAAACTCTTAGAGCTATGGTATGCAAGAACTGGATGTCCGATGTTGCTTAACACCAGTTTAAATATTAAAGGACAACCTATGGTAAATGACTCGACAGATGCAAAAAACTTTGAACGCCATTACGGTGTTAAAGTGTTTAATTAAAGTGTATAATAAGATATGAAACAAAATACAGATTATGGTTATGATATACAAAAAGTATATCTAGAAATGATGTTGGCAGATGCCGCCACATTCAGTAGATGTCAGGGCATTTTTGATCACACATTGTTCGACCGCAAATTACAACCAGCGGCTGAATTTATGCATCAATATATTGAAGAACATTCTGTAGTGCCCACAGAAGAAATTATTAATGCCGCAACCGGGGTTAGTTTTAAAGTACCGCATGATTTACGTGACGAACACTTTGATTGGTTGCTTAATGATTTTGAAACATTCATCCGTCATAAAGGTTTAGAAAAAGCAATCTTAGAAAGTGCTGACTTGCTAGAAAAGGGCGAGTACGGTAGCGTTGAAGAAAAGATCAAACTGGCTGTTCAAATAGGTTTACAGCGAGATTTAGGTACAGATTACTGGTTAGATCCTAGAGCACGTTTATTGAAAATTAAAGATAAAAATGGTCAAGTATCGACAGGATGGAAAGCTGTTGATGATAAACTGTTCGGTGGTTTTAATCGCGGAGAGTTGAATATCTTTGCAGGAGGATCAGGCGCAGGTAAGTCGTTATTTTTAGCAAATTTAGGTATCAATTTTGCAGAAAAGGGCATGAATGTAGTTTACTTAACTCTAGAACTTTCAGAAGAACTTGTTGCTATGCGTATGGATGCTATGGTAACAGGCATGGCTACAAAGGATGTGTTTAAGAACTTAGACGATGTAGAAATGAAGGTTAAGATGATTGGTAAGAAATCTGGTACATACCAGATTAAGTATATGCCAAGTGGTAAAACTACAAACGATATTCGTGCATACTTGAAAGAATATGAAATCAAACTAGGACGTAAAGTCGATGTACTTTTAGTTGACTACTTGGACTTGTTAATGCCCATGGGTAAGAAAATTAGTGCAGAAAACTTGTTTGTCAAAGACAAATACGTGTCAGAAGAATTGCGTAATTTAGCTATGGAAAAGAACTGTGTATTCGTAACTGCGGCACAGTTGAACCGTGGTGCTGTTGAAGAAGTTGAGTTTGACCACAGTCATATTTCAGGCGGACTTAGTAAGATTCAGACAGCGGATAACGTGTTTGGTATTTTTACGAGTCGTGCTATGCGTGAGCGTGGACGCTATCAAATTCAGTTGATGAAGACACGTTCGAGTAGCGGCGTTGGTCAAAAAATTGATTTAGAGTTTAACATTGACAGTTTGAGAATTAGTGACCTAGCTGAAGAAGATAGTTATGGAAATCATAACAGTCAAAGTGCGGGTAGTGCATTGTTGAACAATATTAAAAATCGTCAAACAGTAGCACCAGAAAATCCAACAGAAGGACTAGCAGTTCCTAAAGTTAAAGCTCAGGTTGAAAGTAGTAAATTGAGAGAACTACTTAATAATCTTCCAGGTGAGGATATTTGACGGTTTTTAGACAGAAGAGATAAGTACGTATATAATGGAACTATATCATCTACGCTCAATCGACGACCCTTTGACTAAAGTAGTCAAGGATGACCCAGTACGCCCTCACATTCCATTAGAGCAACGCATCAATGATGCCGCTGAGATTTTAATCCTTAGGGCTGGGGAAGAGATTTTAGCGGCTACTTGTTTACAATGGCTTAAGGATATTCCTGCTGACGAACAAGATTTAGTTAATATGGACAAAACAAAAGACACCGCAGTCTTTTATACCATATGGAGTTATGCTCCAGGTGCAGGTGCAGAACTTATTAAAAAAGCGGCTGAATGGATTTTAGGCGAACATAAAGATGTTAAAAACATTGTTACATTGAGCCCGCAAACTCCTATGGCTCGACGTTTTCACTTGAAAAACGGTGCAACTGTGCATAAAGAAAACGCAACTAGCGTTAATTACCAGTATTATCACAAAGAGTAAAAAACGGTAAATACTAGTCACAAGGACTGGTATTTATGAGCAAAACCCAACATTCAGTTAAACTGTACCCGTATGATGCAGTTAGCTTAAACAAGCTAGCATATGATCGCGGCGATGTAGTTTATGATGTAACCAATCAAACTATACGATTAATGGATGGCACCAACGTAGGTGGCACTCCGATGGCAACACAAGGGTTTGTAACTAGTGCTGTTTCGACGGCTCTTACAGCATATACTCCTACAACTACATTAAATTCTACACTTGCAAATTATGTAACAACTAGTAACTTAACATCTACGTTAAGTTCTTACACTACTAATTCTAATTTATCTAGTACACTTACAAGTTATGTAACAACTGCTAACTTAACATCTACTTTGACTAGCTATGCGACTATTGCTAGTCAAACATCTGCGATCAGTGCAGTTAACACTAATTTATCTACAAATTATGTAACTAATACTGCATTAACTACTGCTCTTAGCACATACCAAACTAGTGCAAATACAACGATTGCAGTTACTGGAACCACTGGAACTAGTTCTATAAGTGCAAACAGCGGTACTCTTACATTTGCAAGTAACAATGGTATCACTATCGGTGTTAGCGGAACCACTGTAACGATTAGTAGCCCGCAAGATTTAAGAACTACAGCGACACCTACATTTGCCAATCTTAACATTGGCGGCACAAGTATTCGATCATTGGCGTTGGCACTAGCCGCGGCAATGTCATAAGGATTCGGGATGACAACATTAACACAAATTTTACTAAGAAGAGATACAGCGGCCAATTGGACAGCCGTTAACCCTATATTGGGTAGCGGAGAACCAGGAATCGAAACAGATACACTAAAATGGAAATTTGGTGACGGTGTTACTCCTTGGAAATTATTATCATATCCGACCCTACTTTCCACACCAACTCCTGCGAGTGCATTAACTGGTACAACATTACCCCCTAGTGTAATTTATTCAAGTTTAACAAGCGTGGGAACATTATCAAGCCTAACTGTTAGTGGAAACTTAATTGTTAACGGCGGCATTACTGGAACCGCAAGTAACGCTACTCAAGCGGTCAACGCTACTAATGCGGTCAACGCTACTAATGCTACCAACGCTAGTATTGCAACAACACTAGCCGGTGGTGCCGCAAATCAATTAGTATATCAAACAGGAACAGGTAATATCAGTTATGTTACAGCACCATCTAGCTCAAACACATTCTTAAGTTGGAGTGGAAGTGCATTTGTATGGTCAACAGTCGGTGCGGCAGGCGGATTATCTGGATCAACATTAGCAAGTAACGTAGTAAATTCAAGTTTAACAAGTGTTGGAACATTAACTAACTTAACTGTTACAAATCCAATTAACGGTAGTGTTACTGGTAGTGCGGCTACTGCAACTAATGTGGCCGCAACAGGTATTACTGGAACCACATTGCCAGTAGGTATAACAACTGCTAACGGTTTAACATCTATTGGAACAATAACTAACTTATCAGCAACTAACTTAACTGTAACCAATGCAATAACTGGAACAATATCTGGTGCAAACATTGTTGGAAATACATTGGCAAGCAACGTAATAAATTCAAGTTTAACAACTGTTGGTACGATTGCTACTGGCGTTTGGCACGGTACTACAATTGGATCAACGTACGGTGGTACTGGTGTAAACAACGGAAGCTACACAATTACCTTAGCTGGAAACGTAGTTACTGCTGGAGCATTTACAACTGCTGGAGCGTATCCATTAACACTAACAACTACTGGAAGTACAAGTGTTACATTGCCAACAAGTGGTACATTAGTTAATAGTGCTGTAACAACATTATCAAGTTTAACAAGTATTGGAACTTTGGGAAGTTTAGCAGTTACATACAGCGGAACAAGTTCAACAACTGGATCTTTAGCAGTTGGCGGAGCAATGCAAAGTAGCGGGTCAAACTATTCAGATACCGGAGTGCTTGCATCGTTTGTCGGTAGTTCTACTACATACGCTTATACATTTACACAAAATACAAGCAATTCAAATACAGCATATACCGTTCAAACTGTTGCTAACAACACTTATGGATCATATTTAAATTTTGGTGTAAATAGTTCTACATTTAGTTATACTGCCGCAAGTTTACAAAATAATAACTTTAACCAAGCAGGATCATTATATGTTGAAGCTAACGGTAGTGATTTAACTGTAGGTACATGGACTTCAAATGCAATACATTTTGTAGTAGGCGGAACATCGGCAACTAGCGATGCCGCAACAATTTCAAGTGCTGGTATTTTCTCAACAACTAGTCCGGCGTTTACTACAAGTATTACAACTCCAAGCACATCTTTCAACTTATTAACTACAACAGCGACAACAGTTAACTTTGCACAAGCCGCAACTAGTTTGAACATGGGTGTTTCTGGCGGTACAACTACTATTGCTGGTCATGTAAGTTTAGAAGGTGTAACAAGTACAGGAGCTACTGGTACTGGTAACATTGTATTTTCTACAAGTCCTACAATTATTAATAGTATTACAACGGCAAGCGGTAGTTTTGCATTATTGAATACAACTGCAACTACAATTAACTTTGCTGGCGCCGCTACTACATTAACAATAGGTGCAAGCGGTGGCACAACTACAATTACTGGCAACTTGTCAATCACTACTGGTACAATTAATCCTTCGGCTGGTACAACAACTTATGCTCCATTAAAGTTTACAAGTGGTACAAACTTAACTTCAGCACAAGCAGGTGCAGTTGAATATGACGGAACAGTTTTCTATGCAAGTCCTGCCGCAAGCACTCGAAGTATTATTGCCGCAGAACAATATACAGTATTGACAAGCACATATACATTAACAAGTCAAACTGCCGCTCAAAAATTATTCAATACAAGCACAACGGGTGCAGTTACATTACCAGTTGGAAATTATCAATTTGAATGTTTCTTCTCATTGTCTAGCTTATCAGCAACTAGCGGTACATTTGGATTTGCGTTTGGTGGTGGAGCAACATTTACTCAATCTTGGTATGCAGAAGCACAAAAACCAACAACAAGTAATGCAACTGCGGCCGCACCATTTACAACATATAACACAACTGCTAACGTTGCATTGACCACTGCAAATACTAACACAACAGGTTTTGCATTTATTAGAGGTTACATTAACGTAACAGTAGCAGGAACAGTAATTCCGCAGGTCAGTTTAGGTGTTGCAAACGCCGCAGTGGTTGGTGTAGGATCATACTTTAAAGTATCACCGTTAAGCACTACCAACTTAGTTGGTAACTGGTCATAACATCAATAAATATAGGAACGGAGAATTAAATGGCAAAGAGTCAGATTAGACAGTATGTTTTTACACCAGGCAATGCGGGTGCAGGTACAATCGAAATACCAGGCAAATATGATTTACAACAGTTTTTAGTAATTACAAATACAACAAAAAATGTAATCATTTATAACTTTGCCGACCCAACTTTTGCAGGTACAACTGTCACATTTAACCGCGGTGTTAACGATAATGCATTTATCAGTGCATTAGACAACACTGATGGAACTACTATTATTACACTAGCCGCAAACACTAGTACCATGTCTGGTACAGATGTTTTACAAATCTTCTTTGAACAACCATTCCAATATGTTCGTAGTCCAGAAGTAGGTACAGATGCGTTTGAACGTCAGCGTGTTGCGAACCCACAAAGTTTACTAGACGCTGACTTTGAATATGGTATGCAACCAACAAAATGGTTAACTGTTGACATGGAACGTGGCTACCCCGGCATTTATGAAATTCCAGGAACAGATTTGCAAGTAACAGCCGCAACAACAGATGCATCGAGTGGTTCGGGTGGATTAACAACATCTGAAAGTCAAATTACAATCACAACTTCTGTAGCTCACGGTTATAACGTAGGTCAGCCGATTACTATCAAAGGTTTTAATAGTGCATTTACAGGGTTTGACCGAGCAGAAGGGTCGTTTGTTGTTTATAGTGTTCCAAGCACAACAACATTTACTTACATTGCCAAAGGTAAAGTAGGATATAATAACAACGATAATATTTGGACTAGTGTTATTCAACTTCGTCAAGGCGGGTTCTATTTAGGTTCTAACATTAACGCAGTTATTAACGCAACTGCAACTGCTACAAACGGCGTCAGTTATCAAATCACGTTGAATTCTACAACTGGCATGGTTCAAGGCAGTCCAATTACATTTACCACAGTAACAACTAATGCAATCGCCACTAACGCATCGACTGGTTATATTACACTAGGTACAACAGTTGGTATGATTGTTGGTATGCCATTATATTTCTCTGGAACAGGTTTTGGTGGACTAACAACTGGTACAACATATTACGTAACTAGCATTGTTGATACAAGAACAGTTACTTTAAGTCTTGTAAGTGGTGGTGCAAACTTTACTCCAACATCGACCACAATTGGCGGAAATATGTATGTTGTAGGCGGAGCAAGTTTCGGTAACATTGTGTCTGGACAACAGTATTATATTACTGGTATCAGTGGAACTAATATTACAATTAGTCAATATCAACAGTATTCAACAACTATTGTTAGTACAAACGCTTTAACTAACGGTGTTAGATTTTCAAGTTATACATTAAATGGTGTAACAGTTGGTGGAACTACTAACATGTTAGTAGGAGAGCCGATCGTTATTAGCGGTGTTACTATTGGTAACTTAGCGGCGGGTACTTATTATATCTATAGTGTATTAGACGGCGGGTATGCACAGTTAAGTACAACAAGTCCAAGCAGTCTAAACGGTATGAGTTTGATGACACAAACAACAGCCGCGTATGTTTCAAGTCCTATGACAGTTATCGTTGGTTCAAACCTAGTTCTAACAAACGCAAATGGTTATATTGCAGGCATTGCAGTTTGCCCTCCAACATTTACTTACACTACTCCATCAACAGTTGCAAACTTTGCTGGCACATTGTCAGGCAGTACACTAACTGTTAGTACATTAACTTCTGGAATACTTGCTCCTGGACAAGGTATTGCTTCTGGTACTGCTACTGTACCAAGTTCAACTAACATTCTTATTCAGTTAACTCCAACAGGAGCAACACCTGTAGTTAGCCCAACATTGTCAGCTGGGGGTGCGGCAGGTACTTACACATTAACTGTTAATAGTCCATTAAACATCGCTGTTGGTCAAATTGTTACTGGAACTGGTGTTCCTGTATCAACATTTGTAAAAAGCATTGCAGGTAGTGTCGTTACACTAACAAACCCATTTAGTTCTCAAGGGTCGGGTAACTATGCATTCTATGCCGCTTATGGACTAGGAACATATACTGTAAGTACTAGCACTGGTAACATTGGAACATCTAGTTCATTTACCGCAGTAAACGCGAACCCAATTATTACTATAAACACATATAGCCCACACGGATTTACTCCAGGTGAAACTATTAACGTGATTGTAACATCTGAAAATGGTTCTAACAATAACACACTTGCTAACGGACCATTCTTTGTTGAATCAGTTACAAGCTCTACAACATTTACATATACATCTCGTGCGGCTGGTGTAATTAGTGGAACTATATCTGCAAGCATCTATGCTCGTCCCGACAGTAACTATTCTCATAGACCATTTGACGGCGGTGTTCAGTTAGGAACTGGTGGCCCAGCTTATAGTGCTCAGGCAATTCGTATGAGCAAGAAATATATTCGTTATCAATCAGGTAAAGGTATTAACTTTAACACTGGTTTGTTAATGGCTCCTAATTACTTTGTTCGTAGTGTAACAGCTACAGGAACAGTATATGCGTCTGGGTTATCTATTACAGCCGCAACTACTAGCGGATCGGTTACAATTACTAGTGGAACATACGTTCAAGGTCAAGCTGTTGTAATTTCTAACGTTACTCTAAACGGTGCAGTAGGTCTAACAGCTGGTACATATTATGTTGCAATCGGTGGCACTGGCACAAGCATTACCTTAGCTAACTCGTACGCAAATGCTATTGCAGGTGTTGCAATTACTACAATTAGTGCTAGCGGTGCATTAACAGCCAGTGCAGTACTACAACCAGTAATTACTATTGTAACTGACGACGTCGACCATGGTGTACAACCTGGTGCTACAGTAACATTAAGCGGTATTGCTACTTCTGGATATAACGGAACATTTACCGTTGTAAACATTGTTGACGAACGCACACTACAAGTTTTTGCAGTACAAACACTAGGAACATCAAGTGGTATTACAGGAGCTACTGTTCAAGATCCAACTCTATTAAGTATCAACAATTGGTATGGTGCTACTGTTCGTTCAGGAACATTTGACGAACAAAACGGTGTATTCTTCCAGTATGATGGACAGACTGTAGCTGTAACTCGTCGTTCTAGTACATTCCAGCTAGCAGGTACAATTAGTTTAGTTGTCGGTTCTGGACAAGTTATTGGTGCTAACACTCGTTTTACTACACAGATATTTGTAGGAGATCGCGTTGTTATTCGTGGAATGACACATATGATTACTCAAGTAGTTAGTGATACGTTATGCTATGTTAACCCACAATGGCGCGGATATGCAAACGCAAGCGGTGTTAAGTTTACTAAAACTATCGATTATGTGATTCCACAAAGCAAGTGGAATATGGATCGTATGGACGGATCAAACGGACCATACAACCCAAGCGGTTATCAAATCATTCCTACAAAAATGCAGATGGTGGCCATGCAATGGACATGGTATGGTGCTGGATTTATTGACTGGATGATGCGCGGTCCAGAAGGCAAATATGTAACAGTACATCGTTTACGTAATAACAACTTAAACAACGAAGCTTGGATGCGAGCAGGTAACATGCCTGTACGTTATGAAGTTACTAATGAAGGCGCTCGCAGTTATATTGTAGGCTCTGTTAATGTAACTAGTACAGATACAGTTATTCCAATCAATGATGCATCTTTATTCCCAACACCAACTCTAACAGTTTGTACAGTTTATATTGATAACGAATTAATTACTTATACCGGTAAAATTAACACAATCGCTACAGCTACTAGTGCAACAGGCAATACTGTTACAGTAGCATCAACAACTAACATGGCTGTTGGACAACCAATTGTATTCATGAATGCGGCTGTATTGAGTTTAGGAAACATTGTATTAAACACAACTTATTATGTCAATACTATTGTAAACAGTACAACAATCACATTAGCTACTAGTTTAGCCAACGTAGGTGTAACTGTGATGACACAAATTAATGCTACAGTTCCAGTAGCTACTCCTATGACTGTTAATGCATTAATTGGCTGTAGTCGTGCCGCAACAGTTAGTCCTTGGGCATCAGGTGGCTATCGTGTATTTACAGCTGGATCAGCGGCCACTCATATTCCAACAACTGGTGTTATTCTAGTTAACGGTAGCGCAAGTCCAATCGTAAGTCACTGGGGTGCGGCGTTTATTGAAGACGGTGGATTTGACAGTGACCGTTCATACATTTTCAACTATCAAGCTACTAACATTACAATTAGTACTAAGAAGACAACAGCGTTTGCTATTCGTTTAGCACCTAGCGTAAGTAACGCATTGCCAGGCGATTTAGGAGCACGTGAACTTATCAACCGTGCGAGTTTCTTGCTACAACAGCTAGAATCATCATCAGGCGCTGGTGGTACTAACGCGGCCATTGTGGTTGAAGCTGTTATTAATCCAAGCAACTTCCCTAGCTTAAACAACATTAGCTTTAATAGTTTGAACTCAGTAGTTAACCCAACTGGCCAGCCTAGTTTTAGTCAAATTGCGGCAGGCTCAAGTATTATCTTTACCAATGCTACAAACAACTATCTAACATGTCCAATTTTCGTTAACGCTAACGTTACAGCTATTCCGCTAATTGGTAACCCATCAACTACAGGTGTAGCAGTAGGCGATGACGTGTTTTTCCCAACAAGCACTGGTTCATTGTATGGTTTAACTAAAGTATCCGCACTTGTAAGCACTAGTGCTGGTATTTCGGGTACTATTAGTAACACAACTACTGCTAGTTTTACTGCTAACTTTGCTGGTAACATTATGACTGTAACAGCAGTTGGATCTGGAACAATTACCGTAGGTATGTTGTTAACTGGTACTAGTTTAGGTTCAGGTACTTATATTACCAACAACATTACTGGTACTGGTTCAGGTGTTGGTACATGGGGTATTTCAGTTACACAAACTATTGGTAACGTGACTGTTACAGGTACCGCAGTTGTTATGACAGTAACAGGAACGCCAAGCGGTGTTATTACTGTTGGTAGTTTACTAGCTGGTGGTACTGTAGTAGCTAACACTTATATTATTGCTAACGGTACTGGTACAGGCGGTGCAGGTACTTATTACTTGAACACTAGCCAAAACTCAACAACAGCCACTACTTCAATTTACAACGGCTTGGTAACTAACACACCAACACTGGCCGCGGTTACATTATATGGTGGTACTGGTACTACTGTTCAGTGTAGTCGTAGCACATACGCACTACCTGGTGAAACTGTTTTCTCATACATTAACTCACCAGCTAACAAGGACGCATTGGATTTAAGTAACTTGAAAGAACTTACCAACACTCCAATTGGTGGACGTGGTACATATCCTAACGGTTGTGATACTATGTTCATTAACGTGTATATTACACAGGGTAGTCCGATTAACACTAACTTGGTTCTACGTTGGGGTGAAGCTCAAGCGTAATCAAACAAAAAGCTCCGAAAGGAGCTTTTTTATTAGGCCTTCGGTGCGGGCGGAGTCTGTGGTGTAGCGGCAGGAGCAGGCTTATCATTTTTAGATTGCATACTGTCTAGCCACTCGATAGCATCTGGGCCAAGCATGATAGGAGGCCCGTTTTTTGTCTTTAGTATAACAGTAACACCAGCAGGCTCTATACGTACAACTTTGCCTATTAAGCCAGGTTGTATCCAATCCATTCTAACAATTTCACCTTGTGCAAGCCCTAGTCTAGTTAGCGTACTGAAATCAATTTTAGCACCAATTCTAGCAGGATCTAGTTCATAACGTTTTTCTTCAGGAGCATTAGCTTCGGGTGCCACTGGCGCAGGAGCTGTAGGAGCTGGTGCCACTGGCGCAGGAGCTTGAGCTACTGCTTCTATTAAGTTGCTTAATTCACGTATTTGCTGGGCCAAACTTTTCATATTGAAATTCCACTGTATCATGTATTTATTCTTACAAACAAGTAAATATTATATATGGCTCGCAAGGATTTCTATCTTCCAGAGTGGCATGACTTTGAATTTATAGCACATGCACCCTGGCCTGTAGTTGAACACGATCTTCAAACGGATTGGGTGCGAAGTGTGGACACACTAGAAATGTGGTTAAACCGCTACGTAGGCAGTCATCATGTTGAATGGGCCTATCATAACGGCACTAGCTTGAACTATTGGCAAGCCTGTGTGGCATTCCGCAGAGAACGCAATAAAACCCTATTTTTATTAACTTGGAGTTGAGTAACGGCTCTTAGCGTCGGCTATTTCTTTACGTATAGCACTAGTACGGTCAAACCAAAGATTAAACGACAATATACGGCGGCACTCACCCGACAAGTTACGGGTAACACCATGTCGCATCCACCCGGGAAACATAATTAATAAACCTGGTTGTGGACGTATAGTATAACGATCCCCGATGTCAGCATAAGCATGTGCTGTATGCGCTGTACCTGGGCGTTCAAAGAAAAACTCCCCACCCTTACTGCAAGTCTTGTAGTAGTAAACCCCACTGATATCCGCAGTACCATGATCATGCACAGTACTGTATTCATTCAAGTCATATTCAGCTAGCCAACTAGCACGACTGTATTCAGTCAAGGGAAACAACAAACTGTTAGCATAGGCCTGTAAATGAATGTCTAATTCAGCTTGAAACACCGATAAACTAGCATCCATAATGATGTCATCATAGTAGCTAGCAGTAGTAATGCGATGTGGGTCATCTAGCCCAGCGCCCGCAATCCAACGTATGTTAGTTAATTTATTAGTAATTTCCTGGTCCAAAGCCACAGGGTCTTTGACTTGATTAAGGTACACGGGTATGGGGAATATGTTGTGGATATAGTTCATGCATATACTTATAGCTAGCGAAGCGGACCGCTAAAATTTTCAAGGCGAAGCAAAGCGGAAAAATTTTTGTAACGCGAAGCGTAGCGTAAAAACGCGAACAAGCGTTACGCTAGCCTAAAACTACTAAATACTTAATGCGCTTCAGTGAAATACAACCCCTATCTGAACTATTTGACCCTAAGCATGTCCAACCTATAGAATGGGAAAACGATAACCACGCTCGAGCAAAGCTAGGCGAAAAGACAATACACGTTCTATTCATGGAAACAGAGGGACTCGCATATATTGAGTTTAGTGTTGACCATGAATTTCAAGTAACTGGCCGCGGTGACGCAAACGCAGTTTTCGCCACTGTTATACAAGCAATAAAAGAATATGTGACAAAATGGAAGGGCGTACATGCTATAACATTTACTGCTAAAGAAAAAAGTCGTGCAAGAATGTACGATGCACTGGCTAAACGTGTAAGTAAACAACTAGGATGGCATGTAGTTCCTTACGAAGAAATGATGTCTGACCCTAAGTATGAAAATGTTAGAACGGGTTCTTACGCATTTGCTATTGAAAAAGGGCCGGCACCTGAGCATAGACAAGCCTCACAAAAACCACAGCATGAAAAGTTCAAAGACATTTGGTATGTAGGCAGTATGGAAGACACAACCTTGCCTCTATTTAAAGTTGCTGGTGGCAAAGGTTGGGAAGCTGAACAGATGGTCTTACGTACGAGACCAGAATATAAAGGATTCCATCCTATGGGCATGTTTAGTACACATACTCCAAAGCCAAATCAAAAAATTATCGACTTAGGCGAATATAAGCCACCGCATCGAGCGCCAGCTGAAGATCCCGACAGTTTGGGTGCAAAGTTAAGAGCAAAGTTTGATCAGCCCGAAATGGGTTCTAGCAACTAAAAAAAATACAGCGCGAAAAAAATTGGTGAAGTACTTAGGGTTTTCTGGTATTTTCTACTATGCCCTGAATTAATGGATTTGGACTAGCACTACGAGCATTTATACGTTCAATGTCTTCTATGGCTAGTTCTAATGAGGCAATACGTTCTTGTTGCTGATACACACGATTACGCAGGTTAGCAGAGTCTAGCAAGCTCATTATAGCGGCCAGTATGCGGGGGAGAATCATGTGTGTTTCCATATAGTATGTAGCTAAATAATGTATAGGAACAAGCATTTAAGGAGCGACGACTATGACATTCCAAGTAACAACACTACGTACAGTTTATGGTAGCTTAGAGAAGATTACACATGATTTTGCTACACAAACAGCGGCAGAAGCATTTGCGGCTACTGTACAAGATACAGCAGTAGTTAAGAATACTCAAGCATTGGGGTCTGATGGTAAGCCAGCACTGGTGGGGCACTATGTAAAAGGTGCTAAAACTACGCAGACACACTTTTAATAACGTAGGCAAATATAGAGAAAAGCTCCTTAGACGGGAGCTTTTTTT